TTGAACCTTGCGTAACAAGGAAAGCGACGGTCAAGCTCTCTCCAGTTGCCATCATGTTGTTTAACGTAACTGAGCTGCTTCCGCGAATGTTTAGTGTCCAGTTTCCAGATGCGTTGCTTGTGTAATAAAGAACAGCTTGGGTCAGAACATCAAAGTTAATAGTGCCTGTGGCGGCAGTTGCACTAACTGTGGATTTCTCCAAAGCCTGCTGGATTTTTGTTGTTCCCTGGACTGTCAGAGCTTTTCCAGTGAACGAGCTGTTCACAATGAAAGCGTTGGCAAATTGTTCGTAAGTGCTCATTTCTGTTTTCCAGCCCTAAGCAAATTTAGTTTGAGAAGCAAACACTGTAAATGTTCCGTTAGCCGCATCTGATGTTTTAACAATCGCGTAAGTATAAATATCAATACTGCTGACGTTGCCCGCAGCCCAAGCCGTGCCGCCTTGGTACTTCACGTTTACGGTCGCTGTGCCAATCGTGATGCTGCTGTTGTAATACGCCGTTGCTCCTTGCGTTACGGCAAACACTGCCGTCACGGCTTGTCCAGAAGTCATGGACGCAGCTAAAGCAGTCCCAGACGAAGCGCGGAAGTTAACAGTCCAATTAGCGCCAGCGTTGCTGGTGTAATAGATGACGCTTTGGCTCGTAACATCGTAATTGATCGTGCCAGTTGCGGCAGTTGCAGAAACCGTTGCAGGTTCACCGGCATTGGTAAGAAGTGCCGCGAGTGAACTTGTGGACCCAGCCAATGTCAGCTTTGTGCCGTCAGTCGTGATGCCTGTTGTAGTCTCCTGAACAACAGCAGAGCTGTCGTACAGAAGGCGTGTGCTGTTACCGCTGGCAATCGTTGTGCTGGCAATCGTTAGGCTGTTCGGGCCTGTAGTGCCGGTGGGGCCTGTCGGTCCTGTCGGACCCGCGACGGCTGAAGCTGCCCCTGTCGGCCCTGTCGGCCCTGTTGGGCCAGTGGGACCAGCTACAGATGAAGCCGCTCCTGTGGGACCAGTCGGCCCTGTCGGTCCAGTAGGACCAGCTACGGCTGAAGCCGCTCCTGTTGGCCCTGTTGGTCCAGTTGGGCCAGTGTCACCGGTTGGACCAGTCGGGCCTGTCGGCCCAACATTGCCTTGGTTGCCTGTGGGACCTGTGGGGCCTGTATCACCCGTTGGCCCTGTCGGACCGGTGGCACCTGTAGTTCCAGTCGGACCTGTTGGGCCTGTCGGACCTGTATCGCCGGTTGGACCTGTTGGACCTGTATCGCCCGTTGGACCTGTTGGACCAGTGGCCCCTGTCGGACCTGTCGGACCTGTGGGGCCGGTGGCACCTGTAGTTCCAGTTGGACCTGTCGGACCTGTTGGGCCAGCTACAGATGAAGCTGCGCCGGTTGGGCCAGTAGGACCAGTAGGGCCAGTTGGGCCAGTAAAGCCTACCTGACCAGCATCAGTCCATTCCACGCCGTCCCAAACGTACAAATGCTCATTGGACAACGCAATGTACGCATCACCAACTTCATTGCCCGTAGGCGGCAGAGCGGCGGGCGTAGCCACCGTCCCTTGGTAAGTAATACCCCCACCAGCACTGCCGGTCGCGCCAGTGGGACCAGTAGGGCCGACAACATTGGAAGCCGCACCAGTGGGGCCGGTAGGCCCAGTTGGGCCAGTAGCACCAGTATTGCCAGTTTGGCCCGCGTTTCCCGTAGGGCCAGTAGGTCCAGTTGAACCAGTAGGTCCAATAAGACCAGGAATACCATTTGACCCAGTCGGGCCAGTCGGGCCGGTCGGACCAGTCGGGCCGGTGAAGTTAGGGGCAGTCTGCCATGTGCCGTCGCCCTTCAGGAATTTGTCGTCATCCCCCGCCAAAGGCTTGGTAGCAAAGCCAGCCACGCCATCTGAAGCAACGCCAGCACCAACCATCTGGGAGATGGCTACATCTGAGGCCGCAGTCAGGCGACCTTTGGCATCAACCGTGAAAGCGCCAACATGAGTGCCGTCGCCATAAGATCCGCCGGTAACACCAGAATTAGACAGAGAAATAGTAGGATTGCCGCCGACACCAGCCGGATTGGCAACAGTAATTTGGTTGGCAGTTCCATCAATGTTGCGGAGCGTGAAAACGCCGGTAGAAGTTTCAACAACGATGCCGGAACCGCTTAATCCGCTCAAAGAGGCTAAACTGCCCGCCAAGCCAATTGTGGGGTTGCCAGAGATACCATCGGCATTTGTAACGGTAATGTCGGCTGATGAGCTGGCAATAAGGCGGGCAACTACAGAGGCTCCGCTCTTGGAGATTAGACCATTGCCAGCCGCGATAAGAGAAGCCAATACCCCATTAGGGGTGATCGTAATGTTCTGACCAGCACCGCCATCGGTTAGCGTCAGGCCGCTTCCAACAGCCAGCGCCCGCTCGTTTGGCAAGTTGGCATCGACGTTTACAACAATGAACGAACTCTCAGCCGGGATTTCTGCAAATTGACCAAGCGTAGCTGTCTTGTTGTTGCCATCCTGCAAAATAATCATACGGTCTTCAGCACTGACCGTTTCAGCCTGGGGAAGATCAGAAAACCGAGTCGGGATTAGATTGGTAGGAACATTACTCATGGTTCAAAATAATCCTCTCCGTCTTGCGTAATAAAGAACTCCAGCCCGCTCTCGGAGATGGACCCGGCAGGATCGGTCGAAATGCCAGCGTCGGGACGAGGAAATCTTAAAGCTATATTCTCAGGCTGAAGCGCAGGTAGCCGATAGGGGTCAAGTTGATCAGTGCAACGATCACATACACGCAGACCCGGAAAGTTCGGATCAGACCCCAAGTCATCATAGTAGTACTTCATTTTGCAGCGGTCGCACACTGCAATGCTGCAAGTAGCTCCATTCCGCCAAGGGAGGAATATGCTCATCGCGTATACGGGCTGATGTTCGCCTGGAAGTAAACCGGAGAACGATCACGCTCTTCGGCTTGAGCATAGTACATGGCTTCCCGCATCTCGGCCTTCAGAATGGTCAAGTCAGCCGCCACGTTGGGCAGCTTCAAAGCCAGCCGGTAGGCAAGGCTAAACACGACGGCATCAAGCCAACGCTGCGGAACATCAACTTCCTGGGTGTAGTTGGTAACGTCCTCAATATGGCGCTGCCGCCAAATAACGATTTGGTTAAAGCTGGCTGCAAAGTTAGGAGCGGGCCAAAGGTACATGGTTGGCTGGACCCGTTGGCGGTCAAACCAAAACTGAAGCGAACGATTGGAGCTAAAGGTCTTGTTCGGCAGGTTGGTGTAATCGTCCCGGTTCATACGGGCCAAGGGGATCTCTAACGGCGTGTTGCCGACAAAGAACTCACGGATCTCCAAAGTTTCGCCGCCGGTTTCACGGACGCGGAAATATTGTGCAGCAAGATTAGAGTCGATGTCGTACCAGACCCACTTCTTGTCCAGGTAGTCAGTCTCGCCAGGAGCGTAGACCGTTACCCAAGTAATCGCATCGTAAGAGCGTTGAAACTCAAGATCGTACGTTTGATTACCATACGGCATGATCCCGACCGTTGTAATCAAAGTCTCCGTTCCAAAGTTGACACTAATGTTGCCATTGACCGAAGTCTGGATACAGGCCGTGTCATAGTCTTCGTCAAATGCGTAATTGGCTACGCCACCGGCAGAAGACGAATATCCACCCGTGACACGGCTTACGCTACGAAAGTTGCCGTTCAAGATGTCAACAGTACCAACCGGGGTCTTTAGCTCGACCTGATTAGTCTCCATCGGAAGGATAATCTTCTCAATGCACCAAAGCGGAGCGCCTTGGTTAGCAAGCGAAGAAAACAGCAAAAACAGGTCCTGCTTCGCGGTCAGAAGATTTTCTGCCGTGATGTCTGGCGTAGGGATCTTACAAAGACGTACAGCCTGATTAATTATGTATTGAACAGGGTATGTCGTTGCTGAAACAGTACCTGATGTTGCCATTGCTTAGTACGGAGAACACTTAGCGTAAGTGTATCCGCCCTTCTTCATCTTGGAGGCTTTCGGAATCTTAGCACCAGCCTTGTTGGCAACATTAAGAGCAATGGCGATAGCCTGCTTCTTCGGTTTGCCAGCCTTAATCTCGGTCTTAATATTATCCGAGATTGCCTTGCGGCCTTTTCCCATAGAGAGAGGCATGTTGATCTTCCTTAATAGTTACAACCACCACCACCAGATTTCTTAATCAACGGCTTGCCGCTGTAAGACGGAACGGATTTACCGCCGTTCTTCATCTTTGATTTTTGGTCAGGATGCATCAAGCGATTGTGACGAGACATAAGAGCACGGTCCTGCTTCATGTCTGACTTGGATGACTCAGCTTTGCCGCCGCTCTTCATCGGAGTCTTTTCATTCTGGTTCAAAAGAAACCGCTGACGACCACCAGGATGCATGACCGGCTTGTCTTCTTTCTTGCCGTACTTCTCACGAAGCTCTTTGCTTGCGGCTTCAGCTTCAGCATCAGTCATCACACCAAGGCCGCGAGTGCGATCTTCATACGGGTCTGAACCGCGCTTCATTTTAGAGCGTTGCAGCGGAGTCATCGTCGTGCCGTATGTAGCAGATCCGCCGTCAGCGTATTTGCTGACTTTGCCGCCGTGCATCATTGGTGTGGCATTTTCGTCTTCTGGTGCCGCTGACTTTCGAGAAGGCACAGGTTCTTCAAGTAAACGAGTTTCGTATTTGTTTCCATTAAACTCAAAAACTCCACTAGCGCCAGATCTGCCTTCTTTAATTTCTTTTGCTCTTGCGGCCTTAAAAGCCTTTTCAAAATTTGAAAGATTCTTCTTCGGGGCCGGAGCTGAAAGAGTTTCAGTGCGACGAATTGCCGTCACAGGGATTTCATCTATTTCAATGTCGGTATTAGTAGTATCTGATGGCGCTGTTGCAGTCCTTGACGACACCACTTCGGCTTCATCGTCATCGCCCATTAAAGACGCAGCACCTGCGCCTAAAGCAGCAGCCCCAAGCCCCAAAGC